ACTCCCTCCGGGTAGTCGTACGGGGCTAATTAGCGGTACATTAACTAGCAATGCCCTCATTATTATTCCCGCTGGAAGTTACCTCCAAGGCGGCCGTCGTATTGGGTTTAGCAACAATACCACGGGAGCTTTCACTACAACTGTAAAACTTAGCAATGGTGCAGGGGGCTCAACTGGCACGGGGGTATTACTTCCCCAAGGCACCGCTAACTCCACATCAATGCTCCTTTACACTGATGGGGTAAATGACGTCTGGAACGAAGCCAATGCATTCTCTAATGGCGTAACTTGTTCGGGGTCACCTACCGCTAGTTTTGCAACGGTGAATGGGGTTGTAACCCATTGTTAATGACGCCTTTTTATTGTATAATACGCGAGTAACACTCACAGGAGATTAAAAATGTTGGATCGTTCTAAATCTTATGCTGAAGTTTATGGTCATGCTTGGGCAAAGTTCTGTCAAGGTGGCACACTATATGATGGGGCAGGAAAATCCTATGATGAGAAAAGTGATTTAGCTGAAGTAGCGGAAGAAGTAGGTTATGTAGACAAACGTGCCAACCTGGAAAACGCCCGTGAGTTCCTTCAACGTGTCTTGAAGGAAGGCCCAATGTCCCGTGAATCCCTCGTTAAAGAGGCGGAAAATCAAGGATATAAATGGGAGAACGTTAAAAACGCCGCAGTAGAGATCAAGGTTAGTTCCAACAAAATCCGGGGCACTGTGTACTGGCGCCTGGCCCTTGAATAAACATAATTCATTTTCAGGAGAAAACATATGGTCTGGCGTATAGACGATGCAACTGGTAACGAAAGCCGAAAAATAGTCTGGGAGGTCGTTCCTTACTTGAGGGGACGTGGCGTTGACCTTGGGGCTGGGGATTTCAAAATTCTTCCTCACGCTATCAGCGTGGACAACATGCATCATGCCATTTTTGGTCATAGTGTTCGACCGGATGTGTTTATTCAAGATGCGACCGACCTCTCGGTGTTTGGGTCTCAGTCGATGGATTTTGTTTACTCGAGTCATCTTCTTGAGCACATGGTTGACCCACAAGCATGCCTCAAAGAATGGTATCGACTAGTCAAACCTGGCGGTTACTTGATCCTCTATCTGCCCCACGAGGACCTTTACCCTAAAATGGGTGAAAATGGGGCCAACCCTGACCATAAACATAACTTGAATAATGACATGGTCATTGACTGGATGAAGGATCTTCCCGCTTGGGATTTGATTGACAATCAAGTAAGGGATCAAGACCGTGAATACTCCATGCTTCTGGTCTTCAAGAAACTTGTGAAGGGGCCAGGGGTTAGGCATCAATTTACTTGTAATCAAGGTAGACTTGAAAAACGCGTTCTTGTGGTTAGGTTTGGGGCCTTTGGGGACCTCATGCAAGCCTCCAGTGTGTTTGCTGGACTCAAAGACGAAGGATACGAAGTTACTTTGATGTGCTCACCCCCTGGGGTTGACGTAGTCCTTCATGACCCGAATATTGACCATTTCATGATTCTTGACAAGGATCAAGTGCCGAATGGCAATCTCATGGAATTCTGGGACTGGCAGTCAAAGAACTATGACAAGTTCGTCAACTTGTCTGAATCAGTTGAGGGAACTCTCCTGGGTATGGGGGAACGTGCCCCGAGGTTCTGGAACCCCTTGGTTAGGCATGAACGCTTTAATAAGAACTATGTTGAGTTCCAGCATGAACTTGCGGGATTGCCCCATAAACCTCAAGTGATGTTTTACCCTACAATTGAGGAAAAGGCCTGGGCCCGAAAAGAACGTGAAAAGATTGGCGGTAAACAGGTTATCATGTGGTCCCTAGCGGGCAGCTCTGTTCATAAAACTTGGGCGGGCATGGACAACGTGATTGCGGCCATCATGTTAACATTCCCCGAAGCCCATGTGGTTCTAGTGGGGGGCCCCGAGGCCCAACTGCTTGAGACGGGCTGGGAAAAAGAACCTAGGGTTCACCTTACTTGTGGCAAATGGTCAATCCGCCAATCCCTGTCTTTCCTGAGTGAAGTAGATCTGGTTGTGGGCCCCGAAACTGGCGTATTGAATGCAGCGGCTCAGATGGACTGCTGGAAGATCTGCTTGTTGTCACATTCGACGTGGGAAAACCTGACTAGGGACTGGAAAAACACCCTGGCTATCTGGTCGGAGAATACTACCTGCAAAGGGCGAGGTAATAATCAAACCCCTGCCTGCCACATGCTTCATTATACCTGGGAACATTGCACAAAACATGAAGAATCAGGTACAGCCCAATGTCAGGCTGATATAAAACCTGAAGAAGTATGGGAAGCTGTCAATACTATTTTGACTAATCTGGGTTGAGGTTAAAATGAGCACCTCGGGAAATTACATTCTCACAGTTACTCGGGATACTATTATCCGAGACGCCATGGTCAACATGGGTAAACTGGGGGAGGGTGAAGTCCCGAGTCCCCAAGAAACCATTGATATGGCCCGTCGGCTTAATATGATCGTGAAACAGTTCCAAGGGAAATCCGACGGAGCCCCTGGACTAAAAACCTGGACACGCCGACGCGGTTATCTTTTCCTTCATAACTATACGGGTCAATATGAGGTAGGCCCCGACGCCACGGGCTGGACTAATTCATTCACAAAATTAACAACTACAGTATCCTCTGCGGCCGGAACGAACACTATCACGGTTGCTTCAACAATCGGTGTGAATGTGAATGACAACATTGGCGTCCAAATTTCCAACGGCGGCGGAAATGGTGACATTCAATGGCTAACGGTCAATTCAGTAAACCCGGGAACGGGACTAATTACTTTGAGTGCAAACCTCAATGCCCTCGTAGCTCAAGGAGCTCAAGCATTTGACTATACGACAACCGCCCAGAACCCCCTGACTATCGAAGCTGCGGTTCTTCGGGATCAGAACAACGAAGACACCCCCCTGGATATCATGCCGTCAACCCAGGACTATGATATTCTCCCCTCAAAGACGGATCTTAACAATATTTCGGACCCCACGTCCATTTATTACGAATGGCACTTGAGTGACTCGTTCGTTTATACGGATGTTGCAGCGGCTCAAGATGTCCAGAAATATATCGTCTTGACATACCTCGAAGAGATTCAAGTTTTTAATAACCCTCTGGATAATCCTGAGTATCCCGTCGAATGGTTCCTCCCCCTGGTATGGGCACTAACCAAACAATCTTGCCCGATGTTTAATGCCCCTTGGACTCAGTTGATGCAGTCAAATTATACTGAGGCCATGTCGATTGCTCGAAAGAAACAGCCCGAGAACACTTCCTTGTTTTTCCAATCGGGAGAGTGAAGAATGAAACCCGTACAACTGTTCGGCTACGGCGTAGCTGGAAAATCCCTGCCCGTTACCGCTCAGCGACGGGTCAATTGCTATTATGAGGTCAAACAGGATGGGGATAAACAAGGGATTGTCGTGTATGGCACCCCTGGATTATCCGTCTTTAGTGACCAAAGTTCAGCCAATGGCGCCATTCGGGGGATGCATAACTTTATCTCCCTGAACTTGATGTACTGCATCGTTAATAATATCTTATTCGAGATTAATGCCTCAGGGGTAGCCACAAATCGGGGGTCTGTTACCCCTGGCACGGGGTTTGTGGCCATGGAAGATAACGGTCGACAACTAATCATCCTGGACGGTACGGCAGGTTGGATTTATACCCCAAATACTACAACATTTGCAGCCATTACGGATGCGAATTTTCCTCAAAATGCCACTACTGTAGTCTTTGATTCGGGGTTTTTCCTGGTTAATACCCCTGGAGTGAATGGTCAATTTCAGAAAAGCAAATCATATGATGGTACTACTTGGGACCCCACAGACCTCGGGATTATGTATTCCAATGCTGGAAAACTGGTTGACCTATATGCCCTTGCTGGGGTGGTGCTTGTTTTTGGCCAGCTTGTGATTGAGTTTTGGGTGAACCAAGGAACTCTCGGTTTTCCATATGCTCCTAACAAATCGGCTACTCAGCCCTACGGGTTAGCGGCACAACACTCTGTAGCCCCCCTAGATAACAGCATTGCCTTCCTGGGACAAAACCAAACTGGGCGTCTTTCTGTTATGGCGCTGAGTGGCTATACAGCCTCTAGGATTTCAACCCCTGACATAGACAACATCATTAATAGCTTCTTAATCACTTCTGATGCGGTTGCTTTTGGGTATGTTGTTGACGGTCATCCCATGTACCAGATTACTTTCCAAAATGCCAAACGAACCTTCTTATTCGATCTATCCACTGACCTTTGGTCAGAAATCCAGAGCGGGGTGGGACTCACTGGACGACACCTATGCAATCTCGGGGTGGGGTTCAACGGGGCTTTTTACTGCGGGGATGCTACCGCGGGACGAGTCTACTTGCTTGACCCTACCTCATACACCGACAATGGTACAACCATCCCAAGAGAACTTGAAAGTAGACACATTTTCGACTCGTATGATACGCTTGGGGTGGATGAACTCTATCTTAACCTTGAAACGGGGGTAGGACTTCAGTCTGGACAAGGTTCTAATCCCCAAATCATGCTTCAAGTTAGTAAAGATGGGGGTAGGACTTTTGGCACTGAGCGTTGGGCTCAAATGGGGGCGGTGGGTCAATATAAAGATCACCGTGCGGTTTGGCGTAGACTGGGGTCTGGTCGGGACTTTGTATTTAAGTTTACAGTCACTGACCCAGTCAAATTTGCAGTCGTGGGTGGGGCTGCATTACTTCGTATAGGAACAGATAATGAGCGTAATAACCGAGGCTCCTAAAGACCCCCCCATTGCTAAAAATGGCATGTTCAGTTGGGCGTGGATTCAATGGTTTCAATCGGTCTTTTTAGTAGCATCGACTGCCCAAGAGTCAGGGCCAACTACTCAGCGTCCCACTAAGAACCTCTGGATAGGCCGTAGGTTTTTTGATACCACAGTGGGTAAGCCCGTTTATCTGAAATCAACTGCCCCCAACGTGTGGGTAGATGGCGCAGGAACAGTGTCTTAGTTGACTCCAGGATGAGTTAACCGTATAATGACTAAGTAAACTTGGAGGCATTCTGTGAAGGTCACCATTGAAACTTTTACTCGAGAATTGGCAAAAGAGATCATCCCTTTAGGACAACAAAGCTGGGATGAGTGTTCAGTAATAAAGAAAGATACATGTGCTTATCATGGTCAACGGGGTCTCCAAATTGACCCAGACATAGATCAGTACCTTCGCCTGGTTACTCACAACTCTCTCATAGCAATGACACTACGAAATGATGAAGGGGTCTTGTGTGGCTATGCATTATTAATCACCTATCACAGTTTACACTTGAAAAATGAGTTGTGTGGGAATGTAGATACCTTTTACGTTCAACCCAAGTATCGGCGATGTATGCCTCGGTTTATGTCAAATATTGAGACCGAATTTAATTCCCATGGTGTCAGTATTATTGGTTGGCCAGTAACCCGAGCGGGGGGTTTGTATAAAATCCTCAAGAGGCGGGGCTATATTGCAGATGACGTTGTTATGGAATTGAAACTGAAGGACATTCAAGGAGATAAAAAATGTGCGTAGCTCTTGCAGCGGCAGGCGTTGCAGCGGCAGGGGCCGTTGGGGGGGCTGTTATCAGCTCTAGTGGTGCTAGTTCTGCAGCTAACACTCAGGCTCAAGCGGCTCAAAACGCAAGTGCGGCCCAAATCTACCAAACAAATGCGGCCATCAATGAGCAAAATGCTCTAACTGAATTTGAAGCTAACCTGAACAATCCCAACCGTCAGTCAGGGAATTATGCTCAACAAGCCCTAGAATATGCTTTAGGATTGCCCCAAACTAACCTTCAGCCCGTTTTAACCCCTAACCTGGGAGGTTCAATTGCAGGCACCAGCCTCCTGAATTTTGGCGGCCCCAATAGTGTTCAGCAACAGACGGGGGGATATGGGGGACAGCC